CAGGTTCGCTAATTCCCCCCCCCCCCTAAGGCTCGTGTTGTCGGGTCGCATCCACTCGTGCGCGGTGTCGCCGGATTCGAGCTGGACTCGGAGGTCGCCGTCCTTCGCGGTGGGCGTGGCCTCGCTGGAGAGGATTTCGAAGCGCAGGCTGACGGTGCCGGCAGGGATTGCAACGGCATTGCCGCCCGAGGTGACCTGACCGTCTAGCTGGTGTCCTTTGGCGTCGAGGAATTTGACGCTGGTGGACAACCCGGCGATAAAGGTGTGGTCGCGCAATATCACGGTGCCCTGTACCGGGCATGGGAACGTCCACACCAAGCCCGCCCACTGCCGTGCGGCGGCACCGGTGACGTGCAGCGAACCGTCAGTGTTGACGGTGGCGGTCAACCCGTTGCCCTCGGCGGGACCGTAGGACAGCAGGTTGCGCGAGAGCACCGTGACCGGCACGTCGGTTTTTACCGCTGGGTTGACGGTGCTGGATATCGTCACGTCGGTTTTTCCCGGTTTTTTCCCGGTGATTGTGATGGTGGTCATTGGCTCACCTCGATGTCGATCAGGTCGGTGCCGGCAGTGGTGGCGGTTACTGTCTGTGGTGCCGTGGCTGGTGTGATTGTGGTTTTGATTTTTGCGGTTTTGCCCGCGATGACGGTAATGCTAGCCGGTGTAGCACTGAGTCCCGTGGGCGTCAGACTTTTGGGAACTGGACGGGGATAAGGCCCAACGGCTGCGTGGCGGCGACGGCCAGGTAGCCGTAGACGCTGTAATTTTCGGTGAGCTTGGTGGGGTCGCCATCGCTGAGCTGCGTCGGGCCGCCGCTTTCCCAGACCGTTACCGCTTCGGGGTCGATGAAGCACGCCGTGCCGGTGGGGGCGCTTGGGAGGAGCTGGACGGGGACGCGGAGGAATCGGCCGGCGATGCCGGTGAGGTCGAAGTCTCCGATGGTGTCCGAGCCGTCGCCGGACAGGTCAAAGAATCGACTGCCGGTGTCCTTGAGCTTGATGAGCGTGGCCATGACGTCCTTGGAAACGCCGAGGCGAGTGAGGGACACGTTGCGGTCGTCGGCGAGTTCGGCGGCGTCCATGATCAGGCCCGCCCACTGGTCGATGGTCATGGCGGTGAGCGCGGCGGGCGCGGCGATGCGGTTGGGGTTGGTGGATGCGTCTCGCTGCGCGGCGATGGTGGAATACAGGTAGTTGCGCACGGCGGTTTCGGTCGCTTTCGCGTAGCTGTTGCGAAGCGCGGCCAATGCCGTGTTCAGCATCGGTGTAGTGCTGCGTTCGATCACCTGACGCGACAGCGTGGTGTAGCCGCCGTAGGTGTCGATACCGACGCTCTTGGTACCGAACGTGACCTTGCCGAACGGCAGCGCGGTACCTTCGGCAGTCTGCTTGCCGGTGGTCGTGGTGTCGGTGGCCACCACGTTGTATTCCATGGTCATGCCCTTGGCCGGCAGCGTGTCGTGGGTCAACAGGTTGGTGACCTTGCGGCGCATCTGAATTAGTCGCAGGTCGTCCGCGATCCAGGTGGTGGTGTTGCCGGTGTTGCCGGTGGCGATGAGGTCACGGCATTCGTGCATCAGGTTCACGGCGGCTTCCTCACCTCGGTAGAGGGACTGGAGGTAGTCGCCTGCGGTACGGTATTCCGCGCCCAGCGGCTTCGGCTTGTCCGGGCTTCCGGCGTGTGCCAATGCAGCCTTGAGGCTGCGCTGTTCGTCCTTGATGCCGTCCAGCATCTCCATGAGTTCCTTGTCCATTCGGGTTTCCTCGCTTTCCTTCGATGGATCGTGTTTTTCGATTTCCTGGGTGTTCGTTTCGGCGGCGCTGCGTTGGCCGGTGATTTTCGCCGCCTCATAGGCGGGCCAGCTGACCACGCTTGTTTCCAGCAGGCGGACACGCTTGCGGTGGGTTATACCCTGCTTGTCGGTTTCGTCCTGCACTGGGATGAAGCCGACAGACAGGGAGTCGAGAGCGCCGTCTCGCAGGAGGGCCACCACGTCGCGGCCTCGCTGCGTGTCCGAGATTCTGGCGGTGATGTGCAGACCGTCGTTACGGCTTTCCGCTCCCGTGATGCGGCCGATGAGTTCGCCGTGCTGGTAGCAGAGCTTGGCGTTGTCAACGTCGTCGAAACGGCAGTCGGGGTCGAAGGTCTCGGCTCCCTTCCAGGTGTCGATGATGCTGCCGAAGGGTACGGCGATGCCTTCCAATGTGCGGCCGTCGCCTTCCTCAGCAGCGCGTAGGCATATGCCTTTGAATCCGATTTCATGACGGTTCACTGGTTCACCTCTTCCGGTTGCGGCGCGTTGATGAGCGGGGGCAGGGCCTCGCGTGCGCGCACCTCGTTAATTTCCATCCATCCTGATTCGAGGGCGGTCTTGTAGGCGTTGAAACGGTCGCTCATGTCGGCGCGGCGACTTGAATCCCAGTCGAACGCGGCGGTGCGGCCTCGTGGCAGCAGTCTGTTGAACAGTTCCTCTATCTCGCCCGCGTAGGCGGCCAGCGTGTAGTCGGCGAACTCAATCCAGCTTTGCTCGATGTTCGAATAGGTGAGATTGCTGCCATCGACTGCGGCGAGCATGATGGACGCGGGAATGCCCAACAGTCGCGCGATCTGCGTGGTGTCGAACTTCTGGGTTTCCAAAAACTGCAAGTCGGCCGGCTTCATGTCCAGCGGCACGTATTTCAGCTTGCTGCCCAGCACCTTGATGTCGCCTGCGGTTCCGGTGGCCTTCCATGCCTCTTTCGCGTTCCTGGCGATGTCGGGCGTCACCTTGTCCTCGGAGGACAGGTAGCCCTTGAGGTTGCTGGAATCGGTGTAGAAGCGGGCCTTGTAATCCCGCGCCTGCTGCGCGCTTTCGACTTCCTCGCGTGCCGCACCGATGGGGCCGAGGCCTCGCAGTCGACCGGGCACGTTCAAAAACTTGCAGTGCACGATCTGGTCGGCCGTGTAGTCCACACCGAGATACGAGTAACGGAGCTTCGGCGCCGCTGGGTCCTTGCCGTCGTCCGAGACGGTCACGAGCGAGGGCGGCAGCACCTCGCAGGTCACGACCTCCCCGGCGTAGCGCACAAGCCGTACGAAGGCGTTGCCGTCCAACACCATGCTGGCCACCATGTCGGCGAGGAAGTCACGGCGGGAACGGTTCACGTCCGGCTGGAGGATAAGCGAGCTCACGGTGTCCAGCTTCAGACCGCCGCGCATCTCGTGGATCGGCAGACCGGTTATCGCGGTCTGCAACACCTGGACCCCGCGAAACACGGTGGACAGGCTCAACGGGTCGCACACCGGCTCGCGGCTGGGCGGCCTGATGCCCTCGGGCATATCATCCGCATCACTGCGGGTCAGGATACGCCCGGCGAGCTTCATACGATCCCAGAGACTCAGGTTGTTCATGCCGCCGATTATGCGAGTCTGGTTCGGTTTCCGTCCACCACCGTGCCGCCAAGTACCGCCAAGTACCGCCAAGTACCGCCAAACGGTCAGTAGATTTGCAGGGGTCCGGAGTCTTCGGGACGGTGCACGGCTCCCCATGCGGCCAACATGCAGCTTTCGAGCGGCGAGGTGAGGCCTGTGCTGCCTCGCCGGCTCAATCGCCATGCGTCGCCGGCCCATTTGCGTGCCGAGTTGGCGGCGCTGGCGTCAAGGTCGGGGTCGGCGGCATGTTTGATGGTGCCGTTGTTCAGCCCGCTCACATAGCTTTGCCCGGTGGTCAGGAAGTCGGCCGCGTCCATGTCCACGAACTCGATGACGGGGTCACCGTTCCGGTCGGTGAGATTATGCAGCCGGTCGGAGAGGTCGGCGGCGGTGCCGCGTTCATCGATGACGGCGGGCGCATGGTAAGTTTCGCACAATCTCGTGATTTCGGCGGGCGCGTATCCGGTGCCGTCGAGAATCCTCAGCAATTGCGTGGTTATGGTGCCATCGTCGTTGACGATGCCGGCGCTGATGCTGGTGTGGGTGGCATCCACGTCCACGGCGATGCCGAACACCACCGGGCGGTCCCCGAGTTCGGCCGGTGTCACCGGCATGGTGGCTGTGGCATTCCATGTTGTTTCGTCGATGGCGCGGTCGGTGATGCCGTCGTCTCTCCGGTTGCCGAACGCTCTCGCCCAGCCTGCCGGGTTGCCCTTGAACTGCTCGCGAAAGTCCCTGAGCTGTGATTTGTCCCAAAGCAGTCCCGCTGCCGGGTGGTAGCGCATGATGACGCCGAGGTCTTCAGGGTCTTCGCCTGAGGGGAGTCCGAAGTCGAACCAGCAGGTGCGGCGTGATTGTTCGCCGGCGCGGCACTCATCGAGTTTCCTGTTGAAGAAGGTCGAGTCTGCGGTACCTTCGGTCGAGGTTATCCACAGCTGGGGTTGCACGCCGGTGGCCTTCAATCGTGTGGCCATGGTCGGCATGAAGCCGTCGAGAATCGTGTTGCCGGTCTCTTCGGACAATGAAAACGCCTCATCGAGTGTGATCTTGTCGCCCTGGACACCGTGGCCGGCCACCTTCGTCACTGATTTCGGCATTATCACGCTGCCGTTGACGAATGGTTGTCGGAGGTCGCCGGCACCCATGTAGGGGCGTGCGGTGATATCGGCGAGTGGTGACGCCTGAATGGTCTTTAGATATTTCTTGAAATGGTCGCCCGCGTCCTTGCCTGTCTGAGCGAGGTAATAGATATACCTATCCGGCCCCCATTGCGAGTTGCGGGTGTCCACCGCATCCACGAGCGTCGATTTACCGCACTGGCGTGGCGTCGAGAGAATCACAGTGTCGTAATAGTAGGTTCCGGTTACGGGGTCGATTTCACCGGCCACGTCCGCCACAAGCTGCTGCCAGGGCAGCAATGGGGTGCCGAGCAGCTTGGCGAACTCGGCAACTATGGGCCCGTCCGTCCGCCGTTCCGAGTTTCGCTGCGTTCCGCCGCGTACCGGCGTCATGCCTTCGCCTTCTGCAGCAGTCCGGCAAGGGCGGGGTTGACTTCCTTCTCTGCCGGAAACATCTCGTTGAGCTCCTGGAACCACAAGAGCAACTGACCCATGACACGGCTGGTATCACGTCCCTTGGCGTTCAATACGTCGAAATTGCGCGCGATGTTCACCATCGTCTTGCAAATGAACACGGCGCGTGAATTAAGCTTGCGGCCACACACGAAGTCCTGTATCAGTTCCGTCGTCGCTTTTTCCTGAAGCCCCGCCATGATGTTGTCGTAGGCCTCGAAGCCTGGCAAGGTTTCCTGACTCATTATTTTTTCAATCTCCTGTTTTCGTTGTTATTCCGCCGTTTTCAAGTTTTTTTTTGCTCGTTTCGAGAGAGAAAAAAACTTGGCGCGGGGTCTTTTGGCTGGCCGGTCGTTTAAAAAAGCGACTACCATTGCGGCCGCGCGTCGATTCGTTCGCATTGATCGCGCAAACCGAGCGCCGCGAGTCTGGCGCGTCGCGCACGCTGCCTCGCGTCCAGCAATTCCTGCGTGAGATGGAGCGAATACCATTGCCTTGCCGTGAGCTTCGCACCCTCGTTGCGATGCTCGGCAGTGAGCCGGTCGAACACCATGGATGCGCCGGGGTCCACCACATGCAGCTCGTAGTCAAGGGCCAGCCATTCATCCAACAGGCGCGGGTGCGCGCGAGTGGACGGCAATGACTTGATAAGCCACACCTCGACCGGCGCGTTCATTCTGGCGAGCTTGTTATAGGCACCCTGCCAAGCCCCTTGCGCCGTGGCCACGAGCGGGCCAGTGGCCTCGTGCTTCACATCCACGTCAAGCATCAACGCTTCGGCTAAACGGTCGAAGTCCAGGATAAGCGCGCCGTTGCCGGCATGTTCGGCCACATACGAGCTCTTGCCCGCGCACGGAGGCCCCATGACCACATGCAACGTGGCCCCATAGCCCGACAGCACGCGATTGCTTCGGCTGATGTTGCAATGCTTGCAGGCACGCCGGATGTTCGCAACCGTGCCCTGGCCACCGGCCTTGAACGGAATGATATGGTCATCCTCTTCACCGACCTTGGTGCAGCCGGGCAGATTCAGCCAGCATTCATTGCCCCACAAATCGATGACGGTCTGCCTTACGCGCGCACCGACAACCTGACGCCTCGCCATCACTCCACCTTCCCCTTCTGCGTTTTCACCCACATATCCAGATCGGCCAGCTCGTACAGGCACGGTGAATTGATAGCGTCACCGGCCTTGAACCAGACGGGGCCGGTGTTGTCCGCCCTCATGCGCTCCATCTGACGCTGCGATTTGTGCAGATATGTGGCCGCCTGCGCGGTAGTGAGCTTCGCCCTCGGATTCATCCAACCCCCTAGAACAGATTCAACTTCGATTGCATCGATGCCTGCGATGGGGCCGTCTGGCCAGACTGCGCGGCCTTGCGCCGGAACACCGATACCTGCCCCTGCGCCCACAGGTCGAACTGGCGTGCGTCCAGCGTCCACGCGCCGCCGACGCGCCGCACTCCCATTGCCGGCCAGTCGCCTCCCAACGCGGCCAGTTCGGTGCCCTTGCACAGACGCAGGGCGTTCAGCACGCGCGGCGAATCAGGAAGCCCAGTGTGCTGTTCCTCGGCCAACGCAACGATGGAGAGCCGGAAGCCCTCCAACAGGTCGGCCGCGTCATGCGGAGCACTCCACGGGCTCAACGCCTCGGCAAGGCTCGGTTTCGTGCGTGCCATCAGTCCATCACCCAAGCCCACGAGCCGGTCCACCGGGCCAACGCCTGCATGGCCTCGCGCGCATCCCAGCAGCGCATCCCGTACTTGCGGGTCTTCGAGACGGGGCATTGCGCCAACTGCATCATATGGAACGCCTGGTTGTCGTCGATGCGCCCGTTACGCCTGGTCAATCCGGCCCAACGCGCGATTTGCTCGATGGTCACCAGAAACGATTCCGTGGTCTTCCGTGATTCGATGAACTCGTTGAGCTTCGGAAGCAACCGGATACCCGCGTCCTTCAGATTCATCTCGAACGTTGCTCTGCTCATAATCCGTAATCCCCTTACGTTGGTTTCTCATGTCCCTTTTGGGAGTGAGGCTGGAGAGGTCAAGACCCGAAGATTCTCGGCCGAGACGCGCAACGCGAAATCTCGGCCGAGAATCCTCAAATGGGTCTCGCTTTCGGTCGGTCGGCCGTCGATTGCAAGAGCAGGCCGAAGCCTGCCGGGAATGGTCCCCAAATCCAGCCCCACACAATCGCGTGGTAGTGCTGCCCGATTCCGCCTTTACCAGCGGCTGGATAGGGTCGGTGGCAACCTCTTAGTCTCGCAAGTACCGCAGTTGCAATGCGGCCGGCCTCCCCGCCACCACAGCGGGGCATAGGTAGGGCTAGGCGTAGCCATACGCGCCATCACGGCCATTCCATTCTCAGTGACCCGATAGCGTCGGGCACGCATACGAACGCCTAGAGGCGTCTAAAGATACCTAGAACTACTCGGGACCGTCCGGCATCACGGCCAGCGCCTCGATCAACGCGCGCACCTCGTCGGCCGTGAGCACGTACACCTTGCTGTGGAAGTCGCGACGCCGCGCGTGCGGCGTGATGCACAGCATCAGGCAACCATTGGCCGTCACCGCGCTCTTGAACACATATCCCAGTTCACCGTTCGGCATCATTCCTCCTTCAGCAAATCGCCAAGATTCACGGCCGCGAGACACACTCCGAAGCCAACCAACAGCAACGGCGACGCCGCGACCAGCACCAACGCCTGGCAGCACTTCCTAAACACCCTCACGATCGCCTCGATTCAGACGGGTGGACACGCGCTCCGGCACATCCGCCAGCACCATGCCTGCGCACAGGCACGTCACACCCAGCAGTGCCCAGAAACCCACCACCGCGAACATCAAACCCACGAACACCGCGCAGAACACGAGAAAACGTTTATACAACCCGTGCATGCTTCGCCTCCCTGATAACCCTGGCGAACTCGCGGTTGATATGCACCATGTCACCCATCGACAGGCCATCAACCGCGAAATAATCACCATCCACACTGAAACGGATACCGAACTCATACGGACTTCCGCCATCACCGGTCAGCCTGAACTCCGCACTGAAACGGTTCCCGCTGCACTCAGGATCAAACACCGACATCAGCGCACCTCCGCCATGCTCGGTGGAATCTTCGGCCCCTCGAGCGCGAAAACGCAATCCGGGCACACCTTCGAGTGCGGCCTCATACGCCACCCACGAGCCGACATGGCCATATCCGGGTCCTGATTCAACGGCACGAACGCCTCGGCCGCGCACACGTCACAACGAACCACATACGCAATCATCTGCAAAACCTCCATCGGTCGAACGGTTGGAAAAAGGTTCCTTCCCCCGGATGCGTAAGCTGGGAATCGCACAAAAAACCAACCGTCGCAGATGACGGAGGAAGGAAGAATCAATGGGCGTAGACCTCGCGCAAATAACGTTTCTCGGCCTCACCGTGCAAACTTGGATAACCGTTGTCATAGCCGCCTTCGGGCTCATGGTGTCGCTGTTGACATTCGCGCGCGGCTGGAGATGGAGGGCCGAAGCCGCGCCGCTCTTCGCCATGCTCGAAGGCGACAAACTCCTGCGCCCGGACTTCAGCAAGGCCGGCATCGACCCTCCGATCGTCGGATACCTCGTGAACTGCGGAGACGGCAGAGCTTTCAACGTCAAAGCGATAGGCGTGAACTGCGATGCCGGACTATGGGACTGCCGGCAAATCGGCGAAACGGTTCTGGGCAAGCAAAGCGAGTGGGTCATGAACGACTGCGGAAGACTGCCGGAGCTGACAGGCGAGACCATGCGATTCTTCATCACGATCGCGCCACCGCAGAATCCTCGCCCGGACCAGTCGAGCGATCTGACGAAGCTAGAGCTTGGAGTGCATTGGGTATCATCTCCAACCCGTCTCCACCGGTGTCGATATACGCAATTCCCGATCTGGGGCATAGAACCAATGAAGTGCGGACCCTTTGAACGCCTGCGCAGATGGCATAGGGACAGGCTGGGTCATCGCAGGTTCCATGCTCTCGACAGAAAACGGGCTTCAGAACAGAGAAGACTCCTGAGTTAGGAACAATCCGATACGTCCCGTCCGAAAAAACCTCAAAAGCGTCGTCGGAATCAGCCACGCCGTCGGAATCCTTACGACGAGTCCAATCATCCTTGATTTGCGGAGCAAAGCCGAACTGTGTTCTTAACTCCCAATCGTGAACGATCTTGTGGTCGTAGGGAAGCCCCACATGCTTGCGCGAGGACTCCAAAGCGTAACGACTACGCTCCACGGCCCCAGCGGCCTCGATTCGTGCCATGCGGGACCAGTAAAGCGCGGCGCAGGAAATAACCAAGGACGCAAAAGAAACACCCAACGAAACGAAGCCAAACATCACGCCACCTCCAACGGTTTCGCATAATCAGAACGACCAAGAAGGAAATCGACGCTCACATCGAAGAAATCAGCAATGCGGGTCAAGTCGCGCAAGGTGAACGGTCGCGTGCCGCACATTTTGTTGGAAAAGGTCTGCTCATGCATACCGAGAGCGGCAGCAAGGTCGCGCTGCGTAACTCGGTTTTGCCGGAGTAAGTATCGCACATTTGCTGTAACTCTGACGTTCTTAGCTAAACTCACATGTTAAGTATTACAGCCCAATGTGCATGTTTGGCAATTCTCGGCGTGTTGCAAAGTTAAACAACTGTGTTTAATATGGAACCTATGACAGCAACAATAACAATGCCCAGCACCGCCAGCATGGCGGCCGGCGATGTGGCTATAACGAACATCAACATGATTATTTCTGTCCGTCATATCCCCAAGAAGGATGTGGCGGCGATTCTTGGCAAGTTTCCGCAGTCGTTCTCGCGCATGCTCAAGATTGGCTATCCGTGGACCTTTGACGACATGGTGAAAGTTGCGAATTATCTTGGCGTAACGCTTAACGATCTTACTGACGTTAATTTGACGGCGGCAAAAGTCCTGCAAATGCAAAAAACCGCCGTCCCGGATGATTCCGGGAACGGCGGTCAATTGGTAGCGGGGCATGGATTTGAACCATGGACCTCTGGGTTATGA